AGGTTTTCCACCAGGGAGCCTCAGCAAGCGCATATAACTCCGCTGCAATTTTATCGTCCTGTATGACACCTCGTCCTTTCTCGTACATCCCACCCAGTTTTAACTGGGCCAATGTGTTTCCTTGTTCAGCCGCAAGGGTGTACCACTTCAGTGCAGCCTTATCGTCCTGTATGACACCTCGTCCGAGGTCGTACATCCAGCCCAGATTATACTGGGCAGAGTCCTGCGCTTGTTCAGCCGCAAGGGTGTACCACTTCAGTGCAGCCTTATCGTCCTGTATGACACCTCGTCCGCTGTCGTACATCACACCCAGACCGAACTGGGCATCTGCATGCCCTTGTTCAGCCGCAAGGGTGTACCACTTCAGGGCAGTCTTATGGTCCTGTGGGACACCGTCTCCGTTGCGGTACATCACACCCAGATTGTATTGAACAATTGCATGCTCTTGATTGTTGTTTTCAATTTCTACCGTCAAATCGACACGCATTGCCAATGCAATAGCTTCCGCATCAGTAAAACCGATATCCTTAAAGACGTTGCCTTTCGTTATCTTTCTTTTCATCTCTTACTTTCTCACTCTTGATTGCTGTTATTCATTTCTTGTGCTCTATTTTTTCTTGGCGGGACAAGAACCTATATATACCTTATAGGATGTTGTCCCCGTAGTGGTTCTCCTTATGGTCCGTTAACCGAACAAGAAGCTATATATACCTTATAGGATGTTGTTCGGTTAGTGGGCCATTGAGGCCACAAAATACTGAATATATTAAGTTTACGTTTCATTGTTATCCTGTTAGGTATTCAAAATGTACTGACGATACATGCTCGCCATCTCGCCATCTATTAGGCTCTTTCTTGGCTATCAAATCGCACCAGCTATTCCATAACCAACTGCATCGCCTTTGCGAACATGCATCAACGTATGTTTCAATACGTTTCTGCTTTGTTACATCGCTTGCCTTCTTGTCCAAGGTTAGCACTGTTGCAGGGATTGACAATCGTCGTAGGTTGTGAACGTCAATACAACCTACGCAGCCTGCGAATAGTTGACAACAGAAACCAGCCTTCGCCAATCCTAAACCCGGTACTTGCAGGAACACATTCATAAGTGCAAGAGATCTCTTTTTACCTGTGAATTCCAAGCACTCAATAGCTTCGTAGTATAGTTGCTCACCATTTGTAGCAAGCCAAAGGAGTGTCTTCCTTTTATTTCCCCAAACAAATCGAGAACCTAGACCCTTGTCTTTATAGTCATACATCTGCACGCCCACGTTATGCCAAGGCTGCTGGATGGATAGTACTGCCATCATAATCATACGGACTAGGTTTTCCCAGCCTTCCTGAGCATATCTATTGATAAGCGGGTTATGCTGGGCGAATGGATTGCTAGATTTTTTCGCCGCCTTTGATAGTTTTAGCATACTTTTAATTATCCTTCTTCCAAAGCTGTGAAATGTTCGCAAGGTAGCCGCCAAATAATACAACCGCTACAACCACTATAATAATTATAATTACTAGCATTCGTGCATCCCCCTGGTCAGCAGCTTACCGGAGTCCAGAACTGGTCAGCGGCTTGCCGTAGCTCAAAAAGTATTTCCGAAAGCTCCTCGTCTTCGTTGAGCGCATACTCAAACCATTCTGTGTAGTCCTCAAAAGCTAGAAAATTAATTTCTACTTGATCTGCTTGGGATCGTTTCATTATCAATTCCTTTTTACTTAGTTACTCTTAGTAGGTTACGTTAAAAAAAGCGGGGGCGCAATAGAAATAACCCATTTCTTTTACGCTTAAGGTGTCAACATCCTATAAGTATCCTATAGGATGCTGACACCATAGTGGGCCTTAACCGGACAACATCCTATAAGGTATATATAGGTTGTCGTCCGTTTAGTGGACCTATTGAGGCCGTGGCGCTTCACGCCGTAAGTCAGCACAGCTTCCGCTGGTTGTAGAAAAGCACCCACCCACCACGCCATCCGACCGTTCAGTTAGCAATGCCTGGTCGGTCACTTCCGCGTCGCCCTCCAGAATATACGTTTCCTCACTGCGTTTAGACCTTGGTAGTGCAGCGAATCCAAACCTGTCAGCGGCCTCGACCATCTCGGCGTAAGTTAAGCCTTCCTCTCGACCACCGCCATCGCGCCACCAGATCGTGTACGTAGTAAAGGCGTGATCAAACGCCGTGAGTGCTGCTGTACGTTCGCTATCTGTCATTGTCTACTCCTCTTCTGTGTAAAACCAAAAAACCCCACAAGAATGCGGGGTCCATTGGCTGCGTTGTGGTTTAAATAATTATTTATTTAATGCTTCTGCGCTTGGTGCTACTGTCTTAGCTAACAGACTAGGCCACTTTCTTGACTTCGTATACTTCCGAGACGATCACAAGTACTTCATCTATGCTTAGTTTGCCGCTGCGCTTAACTAGGTAGTTGCGCAATTTCTCGGTATCGGTAAACGTAGGCGCATCTTCTTCGCTTTCGTATTCCCAAAATCGGCAATGGTCTACCGGCAGTGCTTGCAAGTCTGATGAGCCTTTATTTTTGTTGTATACCTTATCGGTCATATCCCATGAAAGGCCAGTGTGCCTTTCGATGAACACATCAAGGTTCTTTACGGTCAACCCTTTCGGTCTGCACACCATAACTGGTAGTGCATTGCGTAGCGCCGTAGCCGGTGTACCATTGCCGTGCGCTTCTACCTGGTTAAATACAAACGCAGCCGCGTCAGCAAAGAAGCTCCTTTGGTTTGCGTCCCGCCTGATCCCGCCACGAAGCTTGCTGCTGAATTCTTCGGTTGTTTTTATACTCGTATGAATCATGGTATTGCTCTCTTTTTTTCTAGGTTAATGATGCTCAGGATAGAGAACACTTAAAAAATGTTCTCTACATTAAACACATAAAACCCCGGCACAGCCAAACCCGTGCAGCGTTCAAGCGTGAAGCCTAACGCATTCTTGATTCGCCATGCCGCAGATATTATGGAGTAGAATTATAACCAGAGCTTCATCATGGTTTTGGTCTTATTTGCGTACGCAGTGATAGAGCCTACTTGTCGTGCGGATTCCTTGTAAGGTATCAGACTCGGCGCACTCGTACCCGCTTTGTCCTTCAGCCAGCCGCCACCCATCCGGCTTCACTCTTTCCTGCAAGTAATAAATACTCGCTTCGAGAGGTGCGCCATCCGGCCCTGACCTAGTTGGTTCGCTCTGGGGGGGATTTGCTCCGCATGCCCGTCACCAACAACACCAATATTATAGTACCTATCAGGAATAAGATACACTCAATAATGGAGAGGTAGTGGAGATACCATATTTGTCTTTCTATAAAACCAAAAAACCCCACAATCGTGCGGGGTTCGTTGGATGCGTTGTGGGTTAGGTTTAATAAGTGTTCGGTTCCGCTATGGCATATAATTTGGCTACTTTGTCCGCAAGACCTAGCGCATCGTTGCGATAATGGCGCACAACGGACGAGCTTCCCCAATAGCCCTCGACCTGCGCCGTGACCGTGTTTATCCAGATATTAGGTCCGCCAAAAGACACAAGGATTCTTGCGCCCTTTAGCGTCTTATCGTCATGGAGCACCCAGTCATAATCGAGGGCGCTAGATAGGTAGTCCCATCCACAGCACTCACCGATAGCATCATCGTAGTCACCAGTTTCGACTATTTCAACTATGTGCTGTACATGTTCGTCTAGCATTTCTTGGTCGGTTTGCTTGGTCATGGTTGGCTCTTTCCTGTTTTGTGTGTCACTAGTCTAACACACCTAAAACCAAAAACCCCACAATTAAGCGGGGTTGATTGGGTGCGTTGTGGTTAATAATTATTTCACTTTTGATATAAGGCCATCGCTCATGGTGACAACGGCGAAGAATTCGCGCCCGTAGGGATCTGCGCCCGTCAGCTCGCCGTCCGCTCGATATTCAGCAGCACCACCAAGCATGCTGTTCGTCGTATGTTGCGTAAAAGCCAGCGGCTGACCTATTGCTGCTGCCAACTCTTCCTTGGATTTATAGTCAAAAATAATCATAAGTAGTGTGCTTTTCCTGTTTTGTGTGCAGCTAGTCTAACATCTTTTTGTGGGAATCTTCACGCTATTTCTCTGGAGATTTAAAAAACTAACTAGAGCGCTGTTTTCTAAAGACTTCCTAGAGCTTTGAAGATATCTCAACCCACTAAAGTCTATAACGTTCCTTTGTAAACTCCAGACCAGTAAGCACTCGGAAGGTCTTCGCAGATCTTTGAAGATCTTTGGCGGCGTCGGATCTTTGTAGATCTTCGAAGATCTTTTGCAGCGAATCTTCGTAGCTCTTCGAAGTTTTCTAGTTTTGTGGGGCTGTGACTAACTACCTAGATCTGTGGTGTCTTGTGTGGCTGTAACTAACTGCCTAGATCTGTGGTGTCTTGTGCGGGAATCTTTGAAGGGCTTTGGAGGGGTAGGCAGGAGGCCATGGCCCTCGTGGGGGGGATATACTACTTCACATACAATTTAAGGAGATTTCAAAGTGTCAACTAGGTTTTAGTGCGAGCTTTAAAGTCCTTTAGTAGGGACTAACGCGAGTGTCAACTAGGTTTTAGTGCGAGCTTTAAAGTCCTTAGTATACTTAGTAGGACTATTAAATATCTCTACTAATATTAATATATATATCTAGTATGACCCCGGTAGGTCATATAACAGTATACAGCTCAGTTTATGATTTGTCAAGTTAAACCTTGACAAAACCCCAGTCGAGGTGTATACTACTAAAACAATGGATAAAAAAGAATTAACATTAAAACAAAAAGGGTTTCTTGACCACTTAATTGAAACAGGAGGTGATCCTAAGAAGGCAGCCGAATTAGCTGGGTATGCTCCGAATACACACTGGCAGGTCACAAAAGCATTAAAAACTGAAATTATAGACTTGGCCTCGAATATCTTAGCACAGTCAGCACCTAAAGCTGCTATAAAACTTGTAGATATAATGGACTCAGATAAGCCTATTCCGCAAGCAAACATGCGTTTACAGGCCGCTCAAACTATTTTAGATCGTATAGGTCTAGGGAAAGCGGATCGCCTTGATGTTAGCCATGAAGTTAAGGGAGGTATTTTTATATTACCTGCAAAAGAGGAGCTGATTATTGAGGCGTAAATTAAGTAGTACAATTCCTTTCGGATACAAGGTTTCTGACGAAGAGCCTGCTTCCTGGTTAGAGGAGATTCCTGAGCAACTAGAAGCCTTAGAAGACATAAAAGAGCTACTACGGCTAAAGGCTCTCTCTTTAAGAGAGGGTAGTATGTGGTTAGAACATAGAACAGGTCGTAAATTAAGTCATCAAGGTCTAAAAAAGATGCTGGACATGGAACCTTCAGAAGAAACTTCGTAATGGATGAAATTGGAGGTGAAGCCGACTGGGTACTTAACCCTCAGAAGTACTTACAAGATTCTGAAGGACACTTTGTACTAAAGAAAGATGGGACACCTAAAAAGAAAGGTGGTCGTCCAAAAGGGGCTAAGTCAAGAGGGTATAATTTTCATTCGGCAACTAAAGCTAAGATAGCTGCTCGGAAGGCAGTTCGCACGAAAGAAAAGAAAATAGAGCGCACAAAAGCTAAATTAAGTAACTACCGAGAGTCTTTAAGTAATTCAAAGACTACATTAAATAAATTAGACAACAAAGGTTCTTCAAGGGTAGTAACAGAAGACAATATCGAAAGGCTTCCGACTCAATTAAAAAAAGAAGTTAAAGAAAATATCCTATTTGTACCCAACGAAGGGCCACAGACAGAGTTTTTAGCGTCAGCAGAGAAAGATGTGCTCTATGGTGGAGCAGCAGGCGGCGGTAAATCCTATGCTATGCTAGTTGATCCGCTGCGCTTCTGTCATCGATCTGCTCATAGAGCGTTAATACTACGACGCACCATGCCAGAATTAAGAGAACTGATAGATAAGTCAAGGGAATTGTACCCAAAAGCCTTCCCAGGGACTAAGTTCAGGGAAGTCGAGAAGGTCTGGAACTTCCCCTCTGGAGCAAAAATAGAATTTGGATTCCTTGAAAGAGATGCAGATGTCTATAGATATCAAGGTCAGTCCTATTCGTGGATTGGCTTTGATGAAATTACGCATCTACCAACAGAGTTTGGCTGGAATTACTTGTCATCACGATTACGTACAATTGATTCTGAAATAACGCCATACTTACGATGTACGGCTAACCCTGGAGGTGTTGGAGCGCATTGGGTTAAGAAACGCTATGTCGATCCTAATCCCCCAAATAGTACTTTCAAGGGCGGAGACGGCCTGACTCGTAAGTTTATCCCGGCACGTTTGGATGATAATCCTTATCTTGCAAAAGATGGACGTTACGAAGAGATGTTGAAAGCCTTGCCTCCTGTACAACGCAGACAGCTCTTGGAAGGGAATTGGGATATTACGGAGGGAGCAGCATTCACAGAGTTTGATGTAGATTCTCATGTCATAACCCCCTTTGCTATCCCTATTGGATGGGAGCGCATTAAGGGTATTGACTATGGCTATGCTTCTGAGAGTGCTTGTGTATGGGGAACAGTAGACTCTTCCGATGGAACTCTTATTATATACCGGGAGTTATATCGGAAGAATTTGACTGGGGTTGATTTAGGTGAGATGCTCACTCAAATGGAACTCGAAGATCCTTTTAGTGTCCAAGGCGTATTAGATACCTCGGCTTGGGCAAGGACAGGGACAACCGGCCCAACAGTAGGAGAAGCTCTGCAAAAATCAGGGCATAAACTACGAAGAGCCGACAAGAATAGAATACAGGGAAAGATCCAAATTCATGAATACTTAAAGCTACAGCAAAGCGGTAGGCCACGTTTACAAATATTTAATAGCTGCCCCAACCTGATACGCGAGCTTCAAAGTATCCCCTTGGATAAGAAGAACCCTGAAGATGTAAATACTCATGCGCCAGATCATGCGTACGATGCTTTACGCTATTTAATTATGTCTAGGCCAAAGATTAATGATCCGCTAAGTCAATTACGATTTATGAGGATGGAGCAAGCCTATACGCCCTCTGATGTAGAGTTTGGATACTAATGGAAAAAACGATAGCTCCTAATCAGAATGCCTGCTACTTTCTAACTATCACGAGAGATGTTTTTTAAATATGTCAGAAAATAATTTTATAGAAAATGCCAACAACATTTATTTTGATGATGTTGAGGGAGAAGAAGGTAAAGCTTTGTCACTTGACGAAACTCTTCGTAATAAATTTGTATCTCTGCTTCAAGATAGATATTCAGCAGCAGGAGACGCACGTTCTCAAGATGAGGGACGATGGATTACAGGCTATCATAATTACCGTGGTCTATATCCTAAAAATGTTAAATTCAGAGAATCAGAAAAATCTAAAGTTTTTGTTAAAATAACGAAGACAAAAGTGCTCGCTGCCTTTGGTCAATTAGTTGATGTTATATTTGGGGCCAGTAAGTTCCCAATAGGCATTTCCGAAACTAGAATTTCTGAAGGCGTTGCTCAACACGCTCACTTAGACACTACAAATCCTGTCCCTGGGATTGAAACTACAGCAGCAAGAAGTAGCAAAGAAGATGAAGAGCCACAGGAGGAGGAGGAGGAGAAGCCCTTTGATGTCGGATACGAAGGTGACGGGAAAGTACTCAGACCAGGCGCAACCTTTGGCCCAGGGAAGTTCGATACCGAACCCCTTGAAAAGGAAGCAGATGAAGCAGGGCTGTTGCGGCAAGGGCTGTTGCCTACACCGCAAACGATGGAAATCAACCCCGCACAAAAAGCATCACGAAGGATGGAAAAATTAATCCATGATCAAATTGAAGAATCTAATGGTTCATCCGAAATTCGTAATGCTTTATTTGAGTCTGCTTTATTCGGCACTGGTATCGTAAAAGGACCATTTAATTTTAATAAAACTTTAAATAGGTGGGATGAAAATGAAGACACGGGAGAAAGAGAATATAAGCCTGTAGATGTTCGTGTTCCTCGTATTGAGTTTGTCAGTATTTGGGATTTCTTTCCAGATCCAAATGCCACCAATATAGCCGAGTGCGAATATATATTCCATAGGC